TGCCAAGTTTATTAGCAGGATTACCACCACCAAACATACCATCAAAAGCATTGCGTGCCTGTTGCTTAGTATCTGCCTTTTTACTTGAGGTTCTACTTAATGCCTGTCGTGCCAAGTTTCTTGCCTTAGACATCGGCGTATGTTTAGCACCAGATTTGTCAGTGGTAGTCCCTGTGTCTTGCTTGTATGGTTTGTTGAATGGTATATCATAGGATTCTTTAACAGATTTTTTACCACCACTTCTTACGGATTCTAAATCTTCTGGATAATCTTTTTCTCCTGGTTTTGCAGGAGATTCACCACGTGCTTTTTTAGCACGAATGTTTGCCCATAGACCGGGAAGATTCTTCTTCTCATCCAACTGTTCAACTTCTTCTTTGACATTTTGTTTAGCCAATTTTGAAGCATTTTCGTATGAATGGCCTTTACGCAAATGATTATTGATAGCATCTCTCATTTTTTGAGATTGTTTAGCAAAGTGGTCATCTTTAGAATCTTTCGGTACAACTTCTTCCTTAACATGGCCGTATTTCTTTTTGTACCAATCCGGCATACCACTTGTTTTACGGAAATGACGTACAGTTGCCGAATCATTTGCTTGGTCACGATATTTGTTTTCTGCATCGGTGTTATGACTCTTCATTGCTTCAGCAGCAGCATGTGCATCTTTGGCAATGTGAACCAATGCTTCATTTGATTTCTTGTGATACTCATGACCTTCTAAAGGATGACGTTGTGATGCACGACCTTCATCCATGCGACCACTCTTTGCAAGTCTTTCTTTACGTCTCTGTGCCGCAAAGTCTGCACCTTGTGGCAGTTTCTTTTTAGAATCACCTGAGCCATGTTTCTTTTTCAAATATTGGTCAACTTTACGTGAGTATTCATCTTTTACTTCTTCGTCCAATTCAACATCTTCTTTCACAGGTTTCTGTTTTGTTTGTGCTGTATGAACATTGGTAAGAGGATTCTTCTGACGTTTGGATGCAGCAATAAAATTCTTATTGTTTTTCTCAATCTTTCTCTGATAGTCGTTTTTATCTTCCTCAATCGTTTCTTCATTCATTTCTGAACGCATGTAATTGGCAACAGTTGACAAATAATCTTCCGCAAGAGTAATCTTTGACTGACACCACTCTGCCAGATTTGTGGTATCTTCAATCATATCATGCAGTTCTTTGGCATGATGCATGATTGAACGCAAATCAGATTTGGCCATGTCGCCCTCATAATCATACTCTTGTGAATCTTTTGCTTCTCTTAGTTTTGGATGTATCTCTTTCATTTTCTTCCCCAAATCGGTTAGAGCATTCTGCAACTTTTTTTGTTTTTCTGTCTTAGCATGAAATGGTACATTCTCCAATTCACTACCATCTTTTGGTCCAGGATTTCTATCGTACATATGAATATTTCCACGACCACCAGTAGCCATACCACCAATTCTGAAACTCTCTTCAACTTTTGATGCTTTCATGATGCCACGAATCAATGGTGCTTTCAATTGATTATGTCGTGGCACTGGAATAGAATGCTTTGCTTTAGGATGTTTGTATACATCATGACCACCTTTGCTACGTGCCAATTCCCATCCAGATTTCTTCAGATGAGAATGTACATCACGTGTTTTCATACTTGATTCTGGCATCTCATCCAACTGCTCGACTTCTTCAGGTAAATCTTTATGCACATTCATTAAAGTTTTCTTCGATTGTGCTTTATATAACGCACCATTACCCCATTTTACACCTAAGGATCGATCAGCATCACTTGTGCGGGATTTATTTAATTTTCTGCCTGCGGTATGAGGTTCTCTATATGTAACTTCATTTCTATCTGTAGGTACATATTTTGCTGTGTGCTTATACACACCATCTTTTGATTCATACTCATCCAACTGCTCGACTTCTTCATTTGCTTTAGCAATACCTTTTTGGCGTTTAGCAATGAAGTTCTTGGCAATGTCTCTATACTCATCAGTCTTTTTAGTAAAAGGCATAGATTGTTTTATTTGCTTCTTGGCACCAGATACATACGATGCTTTAAGTTGTGCAGAAATTTCATCCAACTGCTCTTGCGAAAGTGGACCACCATCTTCTTCGTAATTTTCAGACTTCATCGAATCAAGTTTCTTCTTATACTCGGACGGATCAGGAAGACCAGCGGCCTTCCTGTTCTTTTGCTGTTGAGCATGAAGCCTCTCAGCAGCAGTCGGTGTTGGCATCTTGAAGTTAATTTTAAGTTTCTTCGTTGCCACGATTAATCCTTTTTAGTCAAACGATCAACTGCTTTATTAATACCTCTTTCACGATTTCGACTTATTTTAGATAATTTCATTTTATCTTTGCTGTCACCACGTTTATCGGATATTCTTCCATGCTTGAAGTCTGCCATACCACCTGAGTAATGTGCTTTCTTAACATACATTGAAAGTGTATCTTTTGACAATTCATCAATCTGTTCAACTTCTTCTTGCTTCACTGCTTGTACGGATGGTTTAGCAACTTCTGCTTTCTTACCACGACCAGCATTCTTTTCTTTCTGTGCTTCAACTTCTTTGGTGAATGTTTCGTTATCCACTTCTTCAGCAACAGTAATACCAACTGCACCGTTTACAATATTCGCATCGATAACTTCAACTTCGGTATCACCAAACTTTACTGTTTGTGGAGCAATCTTAGAAATAACTTCTATACCATGTTCGTTGTATAGATGAAGCATTTCGGTAAAAGAAAGTTTTGCTTCTTTCATAGTTTTTTTCGTACCATCACTTCGACCACGCATACCTGTGTTCTGGCGAGCACCGTAACCGCCTGATTTCTTTTGCATATCTTCTGAGTCATCATCATCTTTATAATCACGCTTATGGACTAAACCAGTTTTAGTTTTAGTTACTGAGCCAGTCGCAGTTTTGCCTGCGTTCATACGTTTCTTAGCATCATCCACTGTCGGAAATGCCTCATCAAGTTCAACACTTTCAAAATGATGATTGATGTCATATCTTGACTTAATCAATTTTGACAGATACTTTCCTTTACCACTATGAACATGTTCACGACCACTTTCAGTGTGCTTTACTGTTACTGCATGTTCATCTTTGGTAGGAAATTTATGTTTACCTGCAATGTGATATTCATTCTTTTTGACTTCTTCTTTCATGCCTTTCTTGGCACGTAGAAGTTTAAAGTCATGAGCATCAACTTTGCCATTTTTGTTGGCATCAATTTTATGCTGATTACCTTTCAGTTCTTCATCCATAATCTTTGCTACTGCTGCTGCTACACCTTTCAGTGCTTTATCGTTGAAAATTGACATTTAAGTCTCCTATTTTTGTTTTTAGCAATTCCATTTACGTAAAGATTTATTAATACGTGAATCTGGATCATTCGCAGTCTTTGCTGATGTTAATCTTTTCTTCATTCCGCCCATTCTAGCACAAAATGATTTTCGTCTGTTTGCTGCTTTTGAACCTGGTTTCAGTTTACTTGGTTCAGTTGTTACCGCAGTTGATAGTTTTGAACCAGGATTTTCAGCACGATACGATGCGATACCTTTTTGGTTCAATCCACCTTCAGGGTTCTTGCCCTCTTTACGTTGCCACGCAGCAACTTCATCTAATTCTTCAATTTCTTCATTTTTAGGCGTGATGCCTTTTTTCTTCATATTGACTGCAATCGCTGCTTGTTGTGCGGCATTTGCTGCTTCATTAATAAATGCTTTGAACGGTATTAATTGAGTTCCTTCTTCTTTTGTTTTGTTTCCCCAATTGGCAGCACCTGCTTTACGGCACTTGACCAATGCACCTGATGCATAGGCAGAAGGCCATACAGAGTAACGTGATTTTACTTTATGATAACAGGCATCTTTCTCCTCTGTCAGTTCATCTTCAGAAACCATATGTCCACCACATTCTGGACATTCACTCTTGGCAATATATTCGTCAATACTTTCTTTTTTAACACAGTTGGGATATCTTTTACCAAACATGGTTTTCATCCCTTTCTTTTCATAGCCTGCCCAACATGCTTCGTCAAAAGTTTCTTCTTTCATTTTTCGTTTCCCTTCCGTCGAAACATGTATTGGTGCGCCTTTTCTATTTGGATCAGGGTCCTGCGCTCTTTTTCTTCGTGCTGCGGCATCTTCTTCTTTGTCTGACATGTTTGCTGCCATCTTTGAACTACCACATTTCGGTTTTGTGGTCTGACCTGGTTGTCTAGCACACGATTTTCCTGCATATCGTCCACCTAGTTGAACCCATCCTGCTTTTCCATCCGATGATTTGCTTTTAGAAAACCAATCGTGTAACGATGAGTCACCGGATTTGTTTTCTTCTTTAACAAATTGATTAAATTCCTTCATACGTAATTTTTCTTTTTAAATGACATTAACGATATGCCTCTTTTCTTCAACTCATCTTCTTTTTGATCACCAATAGATGCACCTGTTTCATCACCAGTTAGTTCAGCAAGTCTACAATTTTTTGCGCCATGTTTCGGACATGAAATTCCAGCAGAAGTTCCATTACAAGTAACTTGCGTTGCTTTACCTTGCTTATCTAACTTCTCACCCATATCTCTATCAGGTGATTCACCAGCACCTGCCATTGAAATGCCTGGTTCTATCCCTTTGTCGATTGACTCTTCGACTTTCTTGCTCCAGTTTTCTTTGATTTTGTTGAGGGTGATTTTTGGACGGGCTTCACTTCCGTTTCCGTAAGATTCACTGACAGGTTTGTCGAGGGCAGGTTTTCCTTTTGGTCTAAAATTGGTTCCAACTTTACCGAGTTGTTTTGCATCGGGGGTGGAGATATTTTGTCCATACATTGCTTCAATAGCATTATTATCTGGTGAAGATATTTCATTTAAGTCCTCTCTAATTTTAACAACATACGATTTACCCACTTTGTGAACTATACCATTGTTACGATGTGCTTCTTTTGCTGCTGTCATACGGAAATGAAACACTCTTGGTTTTCCATTGGTATCTGACATGAGTTTTTGTTTTTTCTTTTCATCTTCAAACAAATCCTCAAATGCTTCATTGACTTTTTTCTTTGCATCTCTTTTACGATCATGGCGATTAGAATCTGTTCTAACTTTAACGGTAGGACCCATCGACTTTTCTATTTTCTTTTTATGTGTGTCAACAGTTTTTGCAATCTTATCTACAGGTACTAAACGATCATGGATAGAACGGTGTGTTACTTTACCATTCTTACCGTAGCGACCAAATCCATAATACTCAAGGCCCATTGTGTTCATCTCATCATTTGTTTTTGCTGCTGGATGAAGTTGTGCAGTCTTGCTAATTGGTGCTGTATCTTTTTGTCCTAGTTCTGTGGCAATCCAAAATTTTGCTCTTTCATGTTTAGGTGGTGCAGAAACAAACTTTTGAATTTCCTTATAAATCTGCTGCATCTCTCCTTTTTTTGCTTTGACAACATCAGGTGGTGCTTCACGCAAATCTTCTGAATTATCGAATTCGATATAACTATTGCGAAATACTTTACTAAATTCTGCACGTGCTGCTTGCACTTCTTCCCATTTTTGTTTACGAATATTTTCTGGCACTGTGCGACCACCACGTTGACCACGTTCTACGTTTCTTGCTCTCGACACCTCATCATCAGTGTTAACCATGACCATTGTGGTGTCATAACCTAAGTCCTCAAGGCGTTTTTTAATCTCGATGTATTCTTTTGGATTAGCGCCCGTACCATTAATTATTAATCCATTTCGTCCTTGAAATGCCATGCGATGGCGAATCTCAGTAACATCTTTAGATTTTTTACGAATTACATTTCTCTGTGCTTCTTCATTGTCTGGCATTGTTTTATCCAGACCCTCTTTATCAAGCAAATATTCAAACGCTTTATCTGAATTGATTTCAATCATACCATGTCCATCAAGTGTATTTGATAGAACATAATCTTTACCAGAACCTGGTCCGCCCGCTAAGAATACTGCCTTGAATATTGCTTTATCGTGTACACCTTCAGTCAGTGTTTCTTCTTTGACTGTATGATAGTATGCTTCAGCGTCTTTTTTGGATTTGAAAGTTCTTTTTTGAGATGAAACTGTACCATGAACTTCATACTCAACATGATCGGTAGTTCTTCCAGCAGGATTTGTTTTGCGAACAATCTTGGGTTCAGTCTTTACTGGCTTAATTATATACTTACTAAATCTGCTCAAATCATTTTCACTGAGTTCAATTCCTTCCTTGAGATTCATACCTCTACGAACATCGTTGTACATGTGTTTAGCATGTTCATCCGACATTGTAGATGGTGCACCTTTTCTAAATTCTTTAAAGTTGCCTTTAGTAGCATGGTCACGCATCTTAGATGCTGAAATGCCAGTTGTACCTTCGGCATCTGGATCACGTTCACCAGCAGAATGCACTTTGATGGATTTAAAATTGTACAATGCACCTTTGTGTGTTCCATTGTATTGATGAAGATACTTTTTAAAATCTTCGGCACGATCTGAACCACCAACCATATGAAGATGAGTTACACCCTGTTTGTGTAATTTCTCCGCTTGTTTTAAATATGTTGGATGCTCTTTATCGGATGTAGAAAAATTGGTACCAGGAAATGCACGTTTGGCGTGTTTGAGTTTTTGTGCTGCTGTAAGAGGATTCTTCTTGGAGTCCTGTGAGTGTGACAGAACGATGTGGTAAGAACCACCGACAGAATCGGCAATATCTTTGACTTTTTGAACTAATTTTTCGTGACCGGAAGTAATCGGATTCATACGTCCGAATGCCAGTACCGCATGTTTTTCTTTCTGCTCTCGCAGAAAATCTCTAAATTTCATTTATCCGCCTCTACAGCAGGGTTACATTTTATTCTATTTAGTAATTCTCAACCGTGCCAGTGCCAGCAACGATGCCGGTACAGTGGATTTCATCTAATTCCACCAATAAGTCTTTGTTTATATTGACAAAGTGGGCATGTTCCGTGTCGATTCTGGTCTGAAGAACCAAGGCAATGTTATGTTCACACATTTTCATGTAGTCATCCATCAGAGTTGGACAGAAAGAAAACATGCGGGTAATCAGCAAATCAGTGGCAAATTCCTTGCGAGAATCTGACAACCAAGTAGGAATACGTTTCTTGAACACATACTTACCTTTTACCATATGTTGCTCAACATCAAATCCATCAGTTAAATCAGTTCTGGCAGATATTTTGAATATTCGTTCAACACCAGTCATAACATCTTTCATGCTTTCATCTTGCTGTAGAAGCATCAAAGTTTTTAGTATCAACAGATTTTCTGCCTCACTTTTGCGATGATTGATTGCCAATTCGGTTATCTGTGGATCAGTAGAAAAATCAGCAGCATAGTTAGCAAAATCTGAAAGTGCTTTTACCTTTTCTACTTCAAGTTTATGTGGTGATCCATCTGCCAAAAGAATGATGGCATTTGGAAGATGATTTCGCAACGTCATCAAACCTTTTATGGTCTGTTGAAATCTATCTGTTCTTTTGATTACACCCATGTCAGCATTTATTGCTGAGGTTACGATAATTAATATTTTATTTGTGTTCATAGATAATTCGCCACTTGGTCTTTGTCTCTCTCTACATTAATTGCAGTAGCACGAGGATATGGATTTGCGCTGTTAAAATCGTTAATCAATATACGTCTTGAATTCTGTAATCCCATAATCAGTTCGAAGTTATAAAATCCAAGTGATACTAACATGCTATAAGTCAGTCTCTCTACATCTTTTGGTCTTGCTGTTGTGAATACAAACTGTGCTCCATTCTTTTGATATTCTAAAAGTATATCTAAAGTTTTTCGCATTGGTACAATTGGTGAGTCAAAACTCTTACCTCCAACACGTCCTTGTGATTCAATTAGTGTACCATCTATATCACAAAAGATTACTGGCCTGTCGTTGTATTCAAACCAATCTGCTGCTGTACCAACATCAACATAATTAGTTACCATTTTTTCTGTAAAGATATGACCATTGTGTAGGCATCGTTGAATAACATCGGAAACAAATATTTCATTTTGTGTGTCTAACTCTTCAAATGCTTCACAGAACAATCTAACACTTGAGAATTTATAACCACCAACGCAGAATGTATCTGATACCACATTCTTCTCAATGATATCTGTAATGATACCTTGTTCATTGGCAATAACAAAACTTTTAGAAGATAGTTTCTTTAATACCTCATGTTGTGCAATATTAGATACACAAACATAATTACCTTCTGACACTTCATGGTCAAAGAAACTATCACAATCTTTAATCAATAGTTCTGCATCAGGATCGATAGTTGAATTCTTGATTATCTGATAGACTGTATCGGCAGGACCTCTGGTCATCTTATCGATGATACAAATTTTTGCTGTGTCTTTGAATTCGTGCAGCAAATAATCAGACGCAGAATGGTGAGCATCGTGGTCTTTGAGAATACCAATCGTAATGTTGTGACCCTCATATGGTTCTAATGCTCTTTGTATCATCATCTTATGACCATAATCATACAACAAATACTTTGGTTTCATATCAGGGAATCTAGTAGATGCTCCTGCTGCAGGTACAATTATTTCCATAATCTTTTAATCTCTTTTATAATAAATTTATGATTGCTATCACCAGGTTGTGTGTGACGATATACCCGCAACAACATAAGAATCAAAATATAATCATCCTTTGCAAGTGAAAATTTCTCTAATACTTTGTCCTGTAGATTTTTTAACTTAACATCTAGTTTAAGTCTATCATCTCTTAGGAACCATTTACATTCTAAATCTTGCCGTAACTTTGCAATGTCAAATATGTAGGAATCATATTCAATGGTAACCGCATCTATCATTATAAACTTATCTTCAGAAAACATCAAGTTCTCTAAGGTAAAATCACCATGATATTGTGACCGTGGAAGTTCTTTTGGTAATCGAGTAATCAACTCATCCTTAGAAAAAGGTAGATCAGTTACCGAATCTACCCAATCTAACTTTTGATGGTATACACCAGTATAATCATACAGTACCGAACTTTTTGCAAAACTATTAAGTGTCTCAACAATGAACCCAGCAAGTTTATTGATGGTATTCGTTTTCAAATACTCTTTCATATCAAGACCATGGACGTACTCCATGTCCATAAAAGTTTTACCATCAGTATTTAATATGCAGGGCACATCATAAAACTCACGAAACAAATGTTGCAGTCTCTCTACGTTTCTTTTAACGTCACCAGATTTATGTACATACAGTTTATCATTTGATTGCAATAAATGAATTTTGTTTCCTGAATGACCCTTCAGTTCTTTTATTATTTTAACCATTCGGCATAGTCATCCCGAATTAAAGAATGCGGAGTGCCATTGTATTCCCCTGGTGGGAAAGGATGATTGATATCACAATACACTAGATTTTCACCAACCAAACCATACTTTTTCCAATTGGCACTCATAAAATCTTCACACATATACTGGACGCCTGAATCGTAGAATTCATCAATATGTTCTACTGCTCTGGCATACTTGTCCATGTTCTCAGAAGAAGAGAATGCAAACTGATCATTACCAAAATCTCTTGTTGGTACCATGCGACAATTTGGAATGTAAAGTTTACTGTTGTCCAATTCATCAAATGGTATTCGTGCATTGATAGCAAAATCTGGTCGTGAACGAATTACCCAATCAAACTTTTCATAGAGGGTACTTTCCCATCGTTTTTTAGTTGCCATACACCAATGAATGCCATGCAACTGAGCAAGAGTTGACATTCGACCATCTTTCACTTTCCAATTAGGTGATGGTGGTGGTGTGTTAGGATATCTACTAAAATCAACATTGAGATTTGGTTCTACAATATAATCAACAGGTTTGTAGAGTTCTATTATCTTTTCATGTAATTTTTCTTCTGTTTCCCATGTGTGAAAGAATACAGTTACATCATTACCATCAAGAATATTCTTTTTATGAAACTCATAACCTGCTTCCACACTTCGTGCTTGACCAACTAAACATAATGCTATCTTCATAGAGTGTTCTCTTTATATTTAAAATTTTTAGGTTGACGAGGATTTCCTAATAGTTCACATCGGCACCATCCACCACCACGAACTTTATCTATACCTTTTTCAAGCATTAAATGATAAGTTACCGTAGATTCATCAACCTTGATGAGATTATATGGATTTTCTTTATTTGATCCTATTTCTAAAACAATCATTTTATCTTTACTTAATGGTTTATGCAACTGAGTCCATTTACTCCCTCCTCCAGATGCATGAGAATCATATCTATGATTTATATCGGAAGTTACCCCAACATAATAACATTCATCTTCTAGTTCTAAAATGTAGATGAGTTTTTTCATAAATTATAGATCACGTCCAATATTTACTTTGTTGTCTGTAATACCAAAAGGTTTCAATGCTTCTCTTTCAAACACAACCATGCTGTTATAGAATGCCACAGAATACAAACAATGATAGTTTGATAGAACTTCTGGCATAATTGGTGAACCTTGAAAATGTTGATGATTCAGAATATCTGTGGTACGTTTAGCATGTTCAGTGAATGTGTTAGCACCACGGAATGTACCACCCCAAGGGTGTGGCCAATAACTTGTGTGTGTATCTTCACAAATATAAACACCACCTACATTCAATTTCGGAAATAATTTATTGAGTGTAGTAATTTGATGATTCATTATATGCGAACCATCATCAATCACAATATCAAAACCATTTTTATCTGCTAGAAACTTATCCCAAAATGCTGGATTGCCTTGATCACCCATTACAATTTCTACATTACCATCATACTCATATTTTTTACATTCTTCATTGATATCGATACCAACAACTTGAGTACCTTCACCAAAGTATTTCAACCACATCTCAATTGAACCACCACCAAGAACACCAATCTCTAGAATTCGTGGTGCTTTACCAATAAACTTACTTAGATGTCGTTCATAAACATCAAAGTATCCAGACCATTTTGTAGAACCTTTTTCTAAATTCCAGAAAATCTCTTTTAGTTTGAGTTTAGGTGGAGATTCATCATCACTAATATACATTTTTTCATAGACCATTATATTTCTCCTCAATTATTTTCTTCCACTCAGGGACACGATCATACTGATGTACTATAGTATACTCTATTCCTTCTGAAGTTACAACTTTATCTCCATCTAATTTCGGTGATGGTTCAAGCAAGAATGGTCGAAACTGTTCTATCTTGCTTGGATCGGCAGTTGTACCTAGTTGACATGCCCAACCATCTTCTGATTGTGTATACTTGGATGTTTTTAAATATGGATGCTGAGATATCAGAAAGTTGAATGTTGATTGGTCACAGATTTTAATTGGTCGATGCATACATGATGCAAAGATATTCATCATCAAATCTTTCATGGCATATCCACGACCAGCAAGAACACCTACATTGTAAATGATATTGTCTTTGAAATCCTCATAGATTTGTGTTCCAAATGTTTCTTTAAGGTTTTGGTTACCCCATGGTTCATTTTTATATTTCATACTCTCGGAAGAGAATACTAAATCGTCAGATGCAGAATCATTTCCTAACCATTCCTCCAACCATTCGGATGGATTCTTTTGAAAGATAACATCCTTGACATCCGTAGTGATAACATAACGGTAGTCATTGTTCTTGAGGTGTTGGTAAATGTGATAAAATCTCTCAACATGAACCATCATGTTAGATTTATACGACAGATTACCCTCTGTGTCTTGACCAAATGCAATAATATCAAAATCTGCTTCAGTAACTTTATTTGCAGTTTCTTTATCACAGTTCATCAAAATTAGAACTTTATCACCAGTAAACCCAGATGCATTAATTGAGTTTACCCAATACTTTAATTTCGACCAATCGTAATTAGTCGCACAACCTACTATCAAATCTTTCATAACAACTCCAGTTAATTATAAATTAGTTCTCTGTTATCCTCAATCAATGCTATAATCGCATGAGTGCCTATTTTGACTTGTTCTTCAGTTAGATTCAAACCATAAGCATCACTTACTAAATGTAACACCTCATGAAATACTGCTATTCGTTGTGTCTGCTCGGTATGATCTTGGTTGATAGAAATTAGTTGACGATTGAAATCTGCTGTTCCAACCAATCCATTCATTTCTTCTGTTGACTTCATTGCAATGCTATAATCAATACCTGCTATTTTAATTGTATCTTTCAATTTGTATACTTCTTATATAGTTTCTTACTTTGACCAGGAGTATCACTTAAATACTTGTCTCTAAGTTCTGGTCTACCCCACTCACCAGCACCTGCTTTTGAAACAAACTCTTGTTTTTCACGAATTGGTTTATTTGTCAAATATGCCATATCCTCTTTATTGTTAAATTCTTTTACCCAAGTAAATTTTGTTGATGCGGGTATCCATTTCTGACTGATACTCTTCTTGCCTCTGGAAAAATCAGTATCAACCATTAACCAATCTTTGTCTTTACTGAATGCAACTGTATGTGCTTTTTTCAGTAACCGAACAATCTTTCCCGTCTTTTCTAGTTTACCTAGAGTTATCACGTCCTTGTCGTATATATTCGTTTCGAATAAATGTTCTTTAAAAGTTTTCATACGGCAAAAGAAGAACCACAACCACAGGTTGCTTTAACGTTAGGGTTACGAATAGTGAAGTTTGCACCTGCTAAACTTTGAGTATAATCCAATTCTGATTCATTTAAATACTGTAAACTCACACTGTCTACAACAACTGAAATTCCATCTTTGTCAAAAACGAAATCATCTTCCGCTGGAGGTAATTCTTCTAGTGAGAATCCATACTGAAACCCTGTGCAACCACCACCTTGAACAAAGACCCGCAACTTGAGGGTTGGATCTTCTTCTTCAATAATATTTTTGATTTTCTTTGCTGCTTCTGTTGTGATAGTAATCATTGGATATATTTTTCCTTATAATCCTTTATTGCTGCTTTGATTGCATCTTCTGCTAGAATAGAACAGTGTATCTTTACAGGAGGTAGAGCAAGTTCTTCTGCTATATGAGTATTCATTATGAGTGCTGCTTCATCAAGTGTCTTGCCCTTGACCCATTCAGTTACTAATGAGGATGATGCTATTGCTGAACCGCAACCGTATGTTTTAAACTTTGCATCTTCAATAATACCATCATCACTTACTTTGATTTGTAGTCGCATAACATCACCACACGCAGGTGCACCTACCATACCTGTGCCCACTCGTTTTATTTCTTTCGCAAATACGCCAACATTTCTTGGATTCTCATAGTGATCTAATACTTTGTCGGAGTATGCCATTATCCCCTCGTTAAGGTTAATATTTTTTGAATCTGTTTCTCAATGATTGGACCACGATTAGGCCAATGAATATATGGTTGTGTTTGTGACTTTAAAAGATTAGTCAGAAAAGGCATGATAATCTTTTCTACTTGTGCCAATCTTGTTTTATACTCTTCTACAGTTTCATCTTTCTCTGCAATGACTGCATCATACTCGGCTTCATCAACTGTGGTGAATCCAAAGTCATCATCACCATATTCTGCCATAATTTTATTGATATCATATTCCATTATTTACTCCAATTTTTGGCAACATTAAAGTTTTGATGACTGAACTCTAATCGGTCAACCAGTTTCAATGCATTGCCTTTTAGTTTGTCCACAGCAACAAATCCTTCTGGTGCTGTGCTTTTGAATCCATCGTCCGTGCGAACAAATGTACCAATTGACTTGATGGTTTCCAACTTACGAATGATCATGAGTTTTGCTTCAATAATCATATTCATCAGATCAAATACATTCTTTAGTTGAGCGGCATTGGTACGATAGAATCGCATGACTTCCGTTTTCTCTTTGATGCGTTTCTCTTTGGTATCTGCTTTCTTTGCTGCCAATATTTCTTTGTTCAGTTTATCTTCTACCCACTTTAACAACCCATTTACGTGTGCTCTCGTATCACGAATCTCTTGACCTTCACGCACTTTGGTGTTGTTATAGGTTTTGATCTGCATCAGATAAGTTTCGGATGATGATATTCTGTTCAATGTCAGTGCAGGTATTGTGGCAAACAATCTTCCTGCTTGAGATAGAATCGATGTGAGTTCGGCAGTCTCTTGCTCTGTGAACGTGGCAGAACCAGAGGCATCAGTGAATGATGCATCACGAAACCAAACATCTTTTGTTGTTGTTAGATGTCCTAAATCAATATTGAATGATGCTTTCATGTTTTCAATATCTTTACCTGTGTATGATGTATGAAACACCACACCAAGTTGTGCCGCCATCATCATCTTTGCAAGTTTAGTATTTGCTGGCACTGCATATACAATAGTATTTGGTTGAAATATAATATACTCTTCACCATCAATTGTTTCAGATTTCAGATCACTTTTAGTAAACATCATATCACCTTGCAGAATACCTTTAATGCCTAACTTCGGTAGGTATGCAAGTGCAATCTTTAGTTTATTGTTTAGACCTTCTGCTGCATGATTTTCATCGATATCTGCATCAGTATAATTTAGTTTGGCATTCTTGTTGAACACAGATTTTGTACCAACAAAGAACTTACCATTTTCTGGATTTATACCCGCAAAGATAGCAGGTGAACCATCCCACTTTGTGGTAACATTTACTTTGACATCGGAATGACCCGCTAACATATTACGAAGTGAACGAAGGAAGTTGATTGCTTCCCTTGCACCAGATACGCCATTATTCAATACATTATCTTCAAGATGTTCTAGGTGAACATTCTTACCTTCTTTTGCTTCTGTTATGTATTCTAAAAATTTCATTATAGTTGTATTCCCAACTTATCATTTACTTTTGCAAAATACGCCTTATTTCGAAATGCGTAATTACCATTAGTTACAGTATCTTCGGCAGGTACGGTCGAAACCATTTTGAATATTGGAACTCCATCTTTATTCATACCCATTTTGACAATATTCAAATCTTGAAATGTTTGGTTTATAATAAAGTCAAAATTGAAATCTGATGATGCAATAAATTTAGTCATGCCATAAACTACATTCGTACTTGTGTATGAAAGTTTACCCGTTTGATAACCTTTTTTTTCATTTGGTGGAACTTTTGTGCTTTCAATTATAAATTGATTTAAAAAATCTGTGTATGCTGTAGGTTTTGATAAACTCAAATCTGATATTTTAGAATCTTTATTCTTTTCAATTTTTATAGAATCACCTTTAAAATCGACACCTTTAAACATTTTTCGTAATTCTGTTGCGGAAATATCAAATCCTTTAGAGGTAACGCTTTCAGATAACAAATCACCAAAAGCAACAACGATGCCTTCATACATGGCATGATTTGTTAAATTCTCCAAAACTTTAATTTCTTTTTTATATTCTCTAAATTCGTTTTCACGATTCATCAATTTCAATCTTTCAACTACAAGTCCGGGCGCCATAGTATTTGACCCACCAGTTAATGCTTTAGAACTGAAACCGTAATAATGTTCATTTTTAATAAAAAAATCAAAAACTTCATAATTCTGTCGTATTGGGAAAACTATATTTTCAATATCTCTAGTTTTAAGAAATTTAATTGCAAAATAAGGTCCTAAAAGTTCGCCAAAATTTTTGATCAAATCTTCGATTTTTATCTGTTTGCCACTATTACTATACAAATTTTCTAATTTTCTAGCATCAATCTTATTGTCCATAAAATCAATCAAACCTTTAAGATATGATTTAGATCCCTCTGGAATTTTTTTACTTTTTTGTATTTGTGTTTTCAGCGTATTTGAATATTCTTTAATAGGAAAAACCCAAAATTTATCATTTTTTTTCCTGATTAATTGTGGTATATCTTCTGATGGTATGCCATCAAACAAATCTCCAGGTTGTAACATTCCGAGTCCTTTCCATACGGGGTTGACTCAGTATTTATACTTTAAAACCTCCGAACTTATTTTTACTGGTTCTTTCACGTTCACCAAAGGAATTCAGAGGTTTATCGTCTACTTGACCAGCATCCACCAAATCTTCTTGTGCTGACTGTTCTACATCATACAGTTTCATCTTGCCTCTGTCAATACCTATGACAAATCTTTTGAATGTATTTGGATCATTGTATCGATTCTTTAGTTGCTTAACCATTAACTGATTCAACTGCTCCAACTCTTCCGTGCTGACCAGTGCAAACATAAAGTCGGCAGTTGCTGGCAGACCAAAGGACTCACTTGTATCCTCAAGTCCAGGATCGCTGGAGGTGAAGCCGGAACGGGTAGTCTGAGTGGCTGACATTATGGGTACAGAGAACTCGACGGCCAGACCTCTCAATTCTTCGGCAATCGCTTTAATATAAGAGTAACTATTGACATTTGAACCTGGTTTGATCCTAGCACTTGCACAAATGTTAAGATAGTCAATAAAGATGATATCAGGTTTGAAACTCTTCTTTAGTTGCAATTCATTTAACAAGGCACGAAAGTGAAGTGCAGATGCGGCAGCAGTCGGATATTCTTTGATAATCAACTTGCCTTGTGTCTTTACCTTCATTGCAGAGAACTTGCGGTCATAGTCTTGTTTACTGATGGCATGAAGATCAGAAATGTCAATGTTCAAAAGATTGGCATCAATACGTTCAGCAATTCTTTCTTCTGCCATTTCCATTGTGATGTACAATACATTTTGACCTTGAGACAAACATGAACCAGCAACGTGACACATAAACAAAGATTTACCAACACCAGTGCCAGCAAGTGCAATGTTCAGAGTTTTTGTTGGCAGACCACCTTTAGTGATCTTATTGAATATGTCTAGGTCAAATGGAATCTTTGTCTCATGGCGATGATAGAAGTCAAATCGATTATCTGCATCTTCAACATAATCATGACCAACAGACGAATCAAATGATACACCGAGTGCATCACTCAATAGTTGTGGGATAGAACCCTTACTATCTTTGTCGGATTTGTTATCAAGAATCTTTACAGATTGCATGATGGCATTATAGATTGCTTTATCTTGACAAAACTTTTCAGTGTTATCTATTAACCATTCTATATTTGATCTTTCATCTTTCTCAGAATTGATTTTACGCAGTATTTCAATCGAGTCTTGAACTTGTTGCTCGGTTAGTTTTTTAGATTCTGAAAAATTAATTACAAGAGATTCATAGGTAGGAAGATGTTTGTAGTGATTGATATACTCTTCAACCTCTTCAAAGAGTATTTTCTCGGTGTTGTCTGTAAAATATTCTGACTTTATGAAAGGTAAAATCTTACGTGCGTAGTCCTCATTGAATATCAAGTTCTTTATTATTGTCGTTTCCAATCTCTCCATTTTCAACTTTCGATAAGAGTATTTCTGTTAGTATATCACCGAGAATCTCACGAAACTCGGGATCATTTTGCAATTCTTCAACCGTAAATTTACCTTCTTGAATTAGAGTATAGTCAAATTTTAATCGTGCAACTTCCTCTTCTTCTATTATTTGTGCGTGACCATAGTGGTATAAAACTCCAGCATATTTTCCAGTTTTGATTCCCACTGCTGTGGCTTTTCCATCTTCAGAGGGAACCAAATCATAATCTATACTATACAATAGTGTCATCGGTTTCTTCTTCCAAAACTGGATCTTTTCCCATAATGCTGCCATACGTAATCTCATATCGTTTCCTTACATATTCTTTGAACTTCTCACTAGCAAGAATATCATTCCAAAACTCTGCCGTTTGTGTATCATCAAATCGTTTCTTGTCGCCAATCTCACCCGTCTCTTGATCAACTTTTGCATACCAACCATTTGATGGTTTACTTACAAAGTTACCTTCAAGTGCAATGTCCATCAGACCAGAATACTTTTGAATACCACCATCAAATGAAACTGCTACAGGTATCTTAGACTTCTCACGAACGAATCGTGACTTCTCAACGTTGATGATGAAGTTATAACCTGTAATTTCTGTGCCGGTCTTTTCTTGCTGACGACCAAGAATCCAAATCGTATCTGCCGAATAATACGAACCTGTACCACCACCAACGATGTCTCTAGGATACAAACCAATCTCTTTGTATGTGTGATTCACAACAACCATTGGAATGTCTTTGATGGTCAAGTGTGGTGTGACCATACGAAACAACGACTTCATTTGTTTGGCACGACTCATATCTGCTACAGTCTTACCTTCTGTGGCATCATCAACTTCTTTCTTTGATGCTAGATTACCAATCGAATCAAGAATGATAATAACTTTATCGCCTTTTGCAATCTGCTGCAACTGAACCATTATATCATGTTTTAACTGCTCAACGTCGGTAATAGGAGTATGCAACACCCGATTGGTATCAATATTGAATGTATCGAAATAAGATTGAGGAGTCCCAAACTCGCTATCATAAAATAGAATAACGGCATCTTTGTATTTCTCCAAGTATGCAGATGCCATCAACAAAGCAAATGCAGTTTTAAAGTGTTTTGATGGACCAGCAAACATGGTCAGACCAGGTGTCAGACCACCGTCCAAATTACCAGATAGTGCTACGTTAACCATAGGCACACCAGTTTGTATCATATCTTTCTCAGTAAAAAACTGAGATGATGCAAGGATCGAAGTCTCTTTAATTGTCGATGCCTTTTTTAACTTGTCAAGAACGCTCATCTATATCTCCAATGTCAGCAATGTTATCTTTCCGTATTACTTGATGTTTATCATCTACTAAGAATGATTCTATACTAGGAGTATCATCCTTGTCAATCTTTTTCTTTCTTACTGCCCTTTTAATTTTAGGTTTAACTCTTTCTTCTTCTATTCTGCGATACGTTTGATTAGCAGCAATCAACAACAACACTGCCAGTGGATCAAACACCACAATAATAACAAAGATTACTAACCTAACCGCTTTATCAATCAAGTCACGGTCTTGTGTGCCATAAACTACATCTGCCACATATTTTATAGGCCCCAAGTCTGATTCAGCCTTTTTGATTTCCAAGGAGATAGGAGACTTTTCTTCCGTAATTTTCTGTATTTCGGTCTGCGCCCTAGCAATCTCATCAGC